CAGTGTAGACGATCTTCTCAGGATACACCACCCCCGATTCCAAATGGCAAGCAGGAGTCAAAAAGACCCCTCCGCTTAACATAATATACAGTACACAAACACTCATTTTATTCTCCTTTTGCATCGACCTTTTCCATTTTTCGGTCATACTTTTTGACGATTTCATCGTCCATTAATTCAAGAACTCTTTGACGAAACTTGTCATTTTGTAATTTTTTAGTCCACGTCTTGCTTTGAAATTTTTCTGATGTTCCATCTTTATACAGCAACGTGTACCAAGCTCCTGATTGGACAATGTTGTCGGAACCCATCAAGGCGTCTAGCCAGCTTTCTTCATCTTGGATTCCGGGGTTTTGACCAGTAAATAGTATGTTAAAATGGCATTTTCTCCCTGTTGTTCCAAAACGTGATTTCTCAAGCTTTACCTGCACTTGGTAGCCAATCCTGTCATCGCCGTCCATAATAAAAGAAGACTTAGACTTTCTCCCGGTTAGCCAAATTCTTAAAGAATATGCATAATGCATTGCTTTACCCCCAGGAGTAACC